TTTAATGAGTTGGCAAACAGCAGTAGTTGCAGCAATAGGTGTAGCACAATATCAACAACAAGGTGCGATTGGTAAATACAATCAAGCTGTTGCTAATCGTAATGCTCAAGTAAAAGAGCAAGAAGCTCAAATACTAGATGATAAATTAAATTTAGAACTTGCACAGTTTGATAAAAGTTTTAGAAAATTACAAGGAACTCAAGTTGTTAATACTTTAAAATCTGGTGCAGAATTTTCTGGTACAGCTAGAAATATAAGATTATCAAATTTATATGAAGCAGAATTAGAAAAAGATATTGCTAGATATAATACAGAAATAGGTAAAGCTAGAAAATTTGAAGAAGCAAATTTTTCAAGAATAGAAGGGAACATTGCAAGACAACGAGCAAGACTTGCTCAGATAGGAACTATAGCCAGAACTACTACAAGTATATTAGGTATGAGTAATTTTGGTTCACCTAATTCACCTCAAGGACAGTTTGGTTCTACAGCTAACAATTCAACATTTAGTAATTATTCATAATGCCAAAGATACCAACATTTGATTCTAAATCCACAATAACATCACAAGGACCTAGTGTAACTTCAAACTTACAAATACCTTTATCACAAAATATTGGAACAGCTTTACAACCTGTATCTGACTTTGTTGAACAAGAATATATTAAAGAAAGAAAATTAGAAGAAACAAACAAAGTAGATAAATTAATTGCTGACTCATATAAAGATAATGAAAATGGACCACAAGGATTTTTAACTCTTTCAAGTGAAACAGGAAAAAATGGTAACCCTACAGATGCCTCTAATATTTATGATCAAGGTGTAGATAAGCTATATAATTTTATCTCATCTACTAAAGGTCAAAACTTATCTCGTTTTGGTAAACAAATTTTTAAATCTAAATTTTATGCTTCAGCATCACAACTAAAATCAAACTCATTATTAGAATCAAGAAAATTACAATTTAAAGAATCTTCAGATGTTGATAGTGATTTTCTTACACAAAAAACTCTTGCTCTTTCTCAACTAGCAGGTGGTGCAGGATTAGATCAATTATATACAGAAATAGATAAAAGGTTAGACTCAAATCCTTTTTATGACGAAAAGCCACAATTAAAAAAAGAAGTCAAATTAAAATATCAACAGTTCTCAGCTATAGCAACTGCAAACAGAATGTTAATAAGTGAACCTGCTTTACTAAAAACTCAACTAGAACAAGGTAAATATAATGTATTAGAATCAAAAGATATTTTAGAACTTTCACAAAAAGCTGATGTAGCAATTAAAGATGGAAAATTCCAAGCACTAACTAATACTATTTCATTAGTAGGTGTTGGTGATATTCCTCCAAGTGCATTAAAAGATATTACAAAACAAACTATAAATGGAAATTTTGCAGGTGATGAGAATTTACAAAATATTTATAATTCATTAACAAGTACAGAAAGAAGAGAGTTTAGATCTTTTGCCGCAAAGAAAGCTAGAGAAAAAAGAAATGAATTATTATTTGAAATTCAAGCACAGGATGCTGCACAAAAATTAAATGAAAACACACTTTACAATGATGTTATGGAAGAAGTAAAACCTGAGACTGGTTTTAATCAAAAACAAATAAATGAATTTTTTAAAGATAATTCTATTGCATTAGATCAATTTACTAATTTAAATACTAAAATACAGGATAATAATACAAATAAAATAGTTGCTATGTCTGATGCAGATTTGAATAGAAGTATAGTTGGACTTATAGCAACAGATAAAATTAATAGAGTTACAGATAAATTTACTTTACCAGGAGAAACAGAAGCACTTTCTATAGTTGAAAGATTTAATGAAGGAACAGATGTTGATGATATTAGATTTTATGCAAATATAATTAAAGATCAAAGCACTAATCCAAAATTATTTGAAAAACAATTTTCACCTTTTTATTCTTTTTTAGAGCAAACAAGAAATTTAATTGCGTCTGATTCTGTAAGACTAATTGATACTGTTACATATAATAAATCATTAAATGTTTTTAAAAGAGATATGTATGATAGATACCAAGAAGGTATAGCAAAAGGATTAAAACCTATTGAGTTAATAGACCCTACTAATAAAAATTATATTGCCAAAGATTATTTAAGTTACACAGTTGATAAAAATGAAATTTTTAAAAGCATGATGGATAAAGTAAAAAAAGAAAAAAATGTGCCTCAAAGATTACCTGGTGAAACATTTTTAGATTATAAAAAAAGAACTAATCAATAATGAGTGAAATACAAAACGATATTCAATTAATGAAAGATGCTGGATTTAATCCAACTGAAATTGAAAATTATAAAAAAGAACAAATAACAATAATGCAAAATGCTGGTTTTGACGATAATGAAATATTAGGAGAGTTTGGTGTGCAACCCATTGATACTTCTAATTTTCAAACAGTATATGATTCTTACATAGGTTTAAATAAAGAAAGTTTAAAAGATGTTTATGCAACAATAAAAGAAGCTGAAGAAAGAGATGATAGATCCCTTTATGAAAAAGCAGTTGGTAAAGGATTTAATGATATAGGAGAAAGAATAAAAGCTGGTTGGAATACAGGAGTTGTTGATTTAATTCAAAGTCAGTACAACATTCCAAATATAGATGGCACAGATCAATCAGAAAAATATTTTAATTTAGAATTTGAAGATACTGGTTTTTTAGAAAGAAATATTACTAATGCTACAAGAATTATAAAAGATTTACCTTTATACCTTGGCGTAGGATACGCAACTAAATATTCTCCTCTTGCAATGGGATTTGGAGTAGGATCTATAAGAGAAACTTTTTTAACAATGAGAGAAAAAGGACAGGTCGGAACTTTTGGTGAGTTCTGGGATGCTTATAGAAAGTATGGCATAAAAGCTGGTTTAAAAGAAGGATTACAATTATCTGTGGCTTCAAAATTTGGTAGACTATCAAATAAATTTTTACCATCTACATTATTACAAGTTACAGGCTTTGAAGGAACAGGAGCTGCTATTGAAAGGAAACTCCCAACCGCAGAGCAACTTACAGATTCAGTTATATTATTTGGTGGCTTTGGATTAGCGTCAAGAGGTGCTTCTAAAGTTAAAAGTATAATAAAAAAAACTCCTTATGATGCTGTTGATTTGTCAACTTTATATAAACTAGATCAAAGTTTTAAACAAGATATGTCCAGTGTTAATATAGAAGTTCCAAGAATGATGGCAAAACTTATTGAAAAACAAACTGGTCAAAAAATACCAATAGACTCTAATTTTACAAAAGGTCTTGATATGTCTGGGGTTGTTTCAAAATTTGTAGAAAAAATAAAATATGAAAAACCAAAAGATAAAACACAAGTAAAAGATTTATTTGCAAGACTTTTTATTGATAGACTTCATCCTTTAAGAAGGCTTATTGAAAGAGTTGAAGATATAAAAAATACATCAGGTAAACTTAATATTTATGAACAATTTAGAGTTCTTGTAGGTATGACAAATCGTGCAGGAGCTTTTATTACAAGAGGAACTTTAAGAGCTAGAGATTTAGAAACAAGAGGTAAAAGTTTTAATGATATTTTAGAACCATTAAAACTAGAAAATTTACAAGGAAAAATTGAAAAAAGTTTTTTTGGAAAAGAAAATATAGTTGAAGGAAAAAAAGCAAATGAAAAAACTTTAAGAAAACAATACTCAGAGCTTGGTGCTTATTTAATTGCAAGAAGAGTTTTAGAATATAATCAAAGAGATTTGGCATCTGGCTTTAATGTTAAAGAAGCAAAACAAGTTATTAAAGAGCTTAAACCAAAGTACGATAAAATTACAAAAGAAATAGATACTTATCAAAGACAAGTATTAGAATATGCAAGAGATCTTGGTTTGATTGATAAAGGAGCTTTTGATGCAATGATTGAAGCTAATAAAAGTTATGTTCCTTTTGCAAGAGTTTTAGAAGTTATGGAATCAGGTAAAGAAACAGGTTATACAAAGGTTGTTCAAAATCCATTTAAAAGAGTTAAAGGTTTTCAAGGAAAAGAAGGAACAGCAGTTTTATTTGATCCTATAGAAACAATATACAGTAATACTTTTAGAATAGTAAAACTTGCAGAAAGGAATAATTCATTAAATAAATTTTTTGACTTTATAGAAAAAAATAAAGATGCCTTTCCTGATATTAACAAACTTTCACAAAGAACTGAACTTAAAATTGAAAGATCAAAATTAGAACAAATTTTAGATGATCCTTCAAAAGTTTCTAATTCAGGTATTTTAAATCTTAATGTTTTTACAAAAGAATTTATGAGATCAGATTCAAATACTGTTCAAGTTTTTAGAAAAGGTAAACTAGAAACATGGGAAGTAGGAAGAGACTTAGCACAAGCATTAGCAGAATTTACTCCATCTGAAATGGGTGCTGTCGCAAGAGTTTTAGGTTTACCTGCTAGGACATTAAGAGCTGGTGCAACCACATCACCAGACTTTGTATTTTCTAACATAGCAAGAGATACTGTACTAGCTCCAATATTTTCTAAATCTGGTTTTGTACCA